AGATAACCTAGGCCTTACGCTAAAGACCATTTGGCATCCGATATGAAATTGCAACCTACGTAAAATTCCGGAGTTCGCCACTCCATAAAAACCATACATTGTTTTTTCATATCGTGGACAAAGTCCGACCGCGCACGAATGCGCTCCATGGGGTTACTCCATGTACCATTTAAAAGCCCGGTTAGGCTGACAGATATTTTCCAATCACCTCTGTAAAAGTGACTTCGATATATCACGTGTGAAATATCTAGTTCATTTATAGTTTGAACAAACTGTAACACCACAAAACTATGAGTTAAGTGGTGGTAAATCGACATCATTTACATATACTAGTGGGGTATTCAGGAAAAAATATAATCCAAAATCGTCACCAGCAGCAACAAATTGCTGCAAAATAAAAGCCACGCTGGTACACATTACAGTATCAATACGCATCCCTGACACTTCTGTGTTTGCCACATCATAGTCGGTGCGTCGAGCATGCCAAAAGCGTCGATTGTCCTGATAAGGTATTTCTACTTCAACAGAAGGACATGTGGCCGTAGAAGTCTGCATTGCACCAGGCCAAGTGTGACTCCAGTATTTCCTGTAAAAGAACCCAGCTTCATTGGTAGTGGTGACACCACCATTAGGGACTGTGGCATACGCGAAGAATTGTTCTGACCACCCAGGTTTACCTGCAGACCTAACTACCTCCAATGAACCTGCTTGCATGGATGAATTTGAAGCTCCTCCAAAAACAGCAAATTTATGTCGCATACTACCCCGCATACCTGCATATGCAGGTATTACCCAATTTAACAAGGTCATATCTGAGTAGTTATATGGTCCAGTACTAGAGCTATTAACAGCTGTAGGGCACTTTCCCCTGTAATTAGGAATAACAGGCCTAGTAAAATTAGCTACTCCAGTATTATTAGTGAGATAACCGCAACTATGATAGTTGTATCTTTTAAGACACGACCTCCAAGAAACGATCTTCTCACCAAAATATATTTGTGACGTCTGGTCTTCTGCTAATTCAGGTGCCAAAGTACAGTCTGGCGTGTCCATACAAGGGGCGTTAAAACCTTCAAGGTTTTCTCCCACCCCTTCTACACCAGACTGGGGGAAGAACATCATTTGAGAGAGTTTACCTCCATCAGGACCTTGTACTTCGAAGTCATCACACATTGATGTGAATACAACGATAGTAACTGGATCACTAGATGCAGAAGGCAAAGACAACTCATTTAGTACTTCCACTTTGATAGAACCATTTGTGGTGATATTAGTGGTAGGAAGTGGAACATTTGAAAAAGGTTCCAGTCCGAGATCTCCTACATCAAGGTATGATCTTGGTTGATTCCACCCAATCTTAAGACAAAAATCTTTGCACTCAGCAATATCTACAATATGATTTTGCGTCACATTCATTTGATCTGCATTAGTAGCATAAGAAGGATCGTATGAAATACGCAATCTGCCCTTGTGAAAAGCCGAAGCAACGATTTTGAATCTGAACATCATTGAACCGCGCCAGTATGTAAAAGGCACAGATACCCAAGCCGATGGTGTTAATGCATAATATTGAGCTGGTATAGTACCAGCTGTTTGATATTGCAAGGGTGTAACATTGTGAAAATGTAAATCTGTGCCTTCAGGGCTTGCCGCAGACCACGTGAATGAAGTTACATAACTCTCACGTTGTGCCAAGCCAATAATGTTCATTTCGTCATCTGGTTTCAAACCAAGAGTGCGAGGGTCAATAGAAACTTCCTGTTTGGCATCAAGCGATAGTTTTTGTGTAGCATCACTAATATTGACGTTGGCCAAATTTCCTAGTACTGTAGGACGCATGGGATTGGTTATTGACAAATGTATTGGTTTACAGAAGCCTAATAATTTCATTGCGGCCATAGCACCTTCCATGACCATTTCTGATGCTCGTGCATATTTGCCAATTGTTGTAACAATATTTCTGCTCTTGGTAAGCACGGTAGGTTTAAGTTTATTAGGATCATCTCCATATTCATCACCACTCTGTGGGATTAACCCAGTAATATTCAAAGCAGTGGGTGCTGACAATGTAACGTCGGTCATCCATGCTAGTACAGTGATGTTCAATCCATCAGTGCCACCATTAGCATGTGACAACGGTACGACTCTCCTAATATATAGATTACCGAGATTATTCATCTCACTCTTAGTAAGATCTACTGCATTGTATGGCCAAAAGAAAGGACACACCATAGTACCACCTACGCTATTTGTAGGGTCTATATATATATGGGGATTTTGAGAAGCCAACACAAGAGCTTCATTGGAAGTGTCTAATGGAGGTTGAAATGTATCATTAATGGGTAATGGAACATAACTTGCCATACACAATCCATAGTAGAAAGAACTACCATTAACCATAAATTTAAGGTGCAGCTTGCCCCTTATATTCTTATAGTTGCTTATTCTATTTGCTACACGTGGCTGAGTAAGAAATGTTACCCAGGGTTGTGCAGCAAGGAAAAAGTCTGCTGCCAAATTCCAGTTCAAGGAATATAATCTAATAGGACGCGCTAAAAACGCATCTAATGACATAGCACTATCATCGCTGACCCCATAAGTGGTGTCAGACATGTCTCCCATGTCATAAGTCATACCAGGATTATAATCACTAAAAACTGTATTTGTTTCCCGAACCATATTGGAATTGTTAATTAATTCAAAACCAGATTGTGGTACGAATTCCTCACTACTATACGATAATGAGGATGCAGATGGTGTGGAAAAAGCACCATCTGCTTCGTTCAGGGTCTCCGCCCCTTGTTGTGCGCGCCTTTGGGCTGGCGCGTTGCCCTTTATACAATAATTACAAATTCCAGGTTATATGTTCAATGTTACGCAAGCTAACCCCGTGTTGCGTAACGAATTTTGCTCAATGAGCTATATACAATATCGACAGCTATGTATGGAGGGACACACAAATGCCCCTCCTATGTACAAAGGTCCCAAGGCCTAACAGCTGTCGCTGCTGGTAATCTCGAGGGAACTAGGGTCGTGGATGCTCTTCCACTCTTCAACACGCATATCATACGTCTTGAAGATGCCAGTTGGTCTAATTTGAAATTCATTAGATATCAACTGGAGCTTATTTATGGCATCATCATAGGCTTCTCTGCCGTGGGCAAAGAACTCGTATGCTGCGCCATCTATAGTAGCTATCGCATGATCTGTGGGGGAGAGTACATCTGATTTGAGAACTGAATGTAAACTTTTGAAAATTGAGTCTACAGAAAGTTTTCCGACTATACATTCCAATTCAGGAATATATGCATCGGTTCGCTTCAGGAATTCCGCTTCATCCCACTCCATGTATTCTACCATAGTGGATGTTTTGTCAGGCATGGTAAATTCAATACCATGCTTGGCTAGAAATGATTGATATGCAATCATATTCCATTTAGGTGCTAGAGAAACATTTATTGTTCCCTTACAATCATCACCGTAATTGCCTCCTCGCTCGCACTCGCGAAAAGTGTGTGGATTACCTGTCTTAACTTCTATTTCATAAAAACCCATCCTCTTGTAAAGGGAATTGGCCGCATTGTTAGTGAAAACAGTGAGATTGGTTCCAGAAATTTGACCACTAGTCAAACTAATTAATGTACCATTATACGCAATAACTGGGTACACAAGTTCACTCACAATGCCATCAAAAATGAGTAAGTCTTCATCAGAAAAATTCTTAGAAGCCACAAGTAATTTTTTAAACATCTTATATGTGGCCAGTAAAACCTGGACAGGCATTTTTGTGTCAAAGGACTTGTAGTCTCCAGCAATACACTTGTCAAACCCATCTGAGTTACAATACTTAACCCATTGATCCCATTCCTTACTCATGCAATTCATACCCACCATTCCCTCAGAAACGAGTGGGTGCATTGACAAGAATCTTGCCATTCCAAGAGTTAATCGTCGCAAGTGATATTGTATACCAATATTCATGCCGTAGAACATACGCATTTTATCCTTAGTGATTTTAGTAGGTTCATCCTTAAGGACAGCTTTGCATGGCGTGTAAGCGCGCTGGCCCAATAACCAGGCTGTTTTACAACGCTCTATTTCGTCCCATATTTCAGGGGTAAAATCCTTGGGATCATCGTACCCTTCTATCTCAACGTCAACTAAATATCTACGTTTTTCACCAATCAAAGGGTAACCAATGGAACTACTAAAATTCATTTTATCAATAAAACGTTCGCCTGGTACACCATTAATGACCTGGTGTGGTTCGAGTGGCCGAATCATGTTACGCCTAAAATCATCTTTCATCAATTCTATGAGTGGAGCGAGATAGTCGTTCTCGGCCCACTGCAGAGATTCAGGTGAGAAACCCCCGCTACCATGAGTAATTTTTTCCAGAGTATCATTCCATGCCTTCCAATCTGGTTTAGACGGTGGTCTACCCCAGATGTTGGGAACACCGAAGTGCTTTTCAACGCTATCGGAAATGATTGATGGAACAACTCTTGAACTAAAAGTAACTCCTCCGCCACAACTACCATACACCTCTAAGTTAGTGGGTTCCAATAGGAAATTTACTGTGCTCTTATCATGGATGCTTGTTGAATACAATATATCTTTATTAAGTATTTTGTCAGGGAAATCACCTGCACTATGTGTAATATAGTTATTCATAGAAAGTGCATTCTTGGCTGCATCATAGTCTTTGCGTAGCAAAACTCCTGCAATACCGTGTACAGATTCAGAAAGAGTTCCACCAATGTGAAAACCTACTATGTGTGGGCTCTTACAAGTAGCTACAAAAGTAGCCATGCACAGTCCCCTGTGTGTAGTTTGTGTCAAAACAGTATTATAACCATTGAAACAACATTCGGTATGACCCACGAAACCAGGAGAAACTGTAGCGCCCTCTTGACGCCTACTGCCATCCTTATTCTTGTACACTAATTTACATGATCCAGCATACGTATATTGTGGCAGAAGCCGCGATATATTAGTAAAACTACCACTGCTAGGAATATATAGTAGTGCCAAGTCTTGGTCTGGAATCAAGTATGTGGTACTAGGGCCAATTATAGCAGTAAAAATACCTCCACCACTGTCTTGTCCATGCCTCCTAAAAATGACTTGCACCTCTGAGACTGTTCCTTTTATACAAACCATGTGCTTCGGAACTAGTATGAGATTGCTGTCAATAGCTAATGCATTACAATATTCACTACCATTATCTCTTTTTATGCTAAAAACGAGTAAATTTTTAAATACAGTATTGCACACCTGGTCTGGTGTAGAAGTATCATTTTCGCGACAAGTACTAGGAATTGGTTCGACCCGCATCTTAGTATAGGCACATTTCTCACTATCACGGAGTTTAACATCCTCATACGTAGATGGTGATATGTTACCATGTGGAGCCATCATCGTACTAATAGCCCAAGCGCGACGAATGTTCTTAACGAGTAGGTAGAACGCACAAATGGCGGCAGAAGAGGCCAAAAAAGTTTGCAACTTCTTGTTTTTTGTAACAGAGGCAAGGTCGATAAAAATCTTTCCCTTACGTTGGTTTTCTACATACTTGTGATGCAAATCGATCTTCTCATAACACTGAAACGCATATGCAGCGCACAATGTAGTAACAATAATCAGTACATAATCCAATGTAGTAAATGCAATGAGTACCATCACTATAAGGATGTGTGCCATTAGTTTCCATTTGACTAACGAACATTCGAGCTGATATTTCTCGCAAAGTAAAAACTCATATTCAATAGGAGAACACCAGTGTACGAACCTAAAAGGCAAGTCTCTTGCATATAGCATCATGCCCTGTGTTTTAGTTTTGAGCCAAAATTTGGCTAAGTGTTTAAAAACAGGAGCCATGTGGGAGCTGCCACTAGATTCTGCAACGTAGTCTTCATTTCCTAATGCACTAATGTTCTGCAAATGATTAATGACGATATCCGGCTTAGAACATTGACAAATACTCTTAATATAATTGCATGATTCACACAAGCGAACAGCACTATGATATTTACCATTATCTTCAACCAACTTCTTTTGTTGATTGTAGTTGCGCC